ATTAATCTTCGATGACATACCAATCCCAATATCTCTTCTGAGTATCGCAAATTGAGCTCATAGCATCGATCTTGAGTTCCTGAACAACAGCATCGCCACTGATATCCAGAGTGAAGTTACCGTCGATCTTCGCCGCCGGGAATACCAGCTTCGTATAGATCTTCTTATTCATATCGCAAACTTCATGGCAAAGCACCGTGAAGATAACCTTTGCGGTAGACGGATAAACGTCAGAATCGTTAGTAATCTTCGTACCAGCCTTAGCTGTTCTGTCATAGATCGCAATATAAGTTGCGGACTGATCTGCACCAGTCGGAAGTGTTACAATTGCGCCAGACAGCGAGAAGCTCTTTGCCGCATCAGAACCAATCTGATACGAATCGCCCTGCGTAAGATCAGAGTTGGATACGTAGATATACTTCAGAGATCCAGCCACAGGAGTGTACTGAAGCTGAAGCTTTCCGTTCGCAGCCTTCACGTACTCGACAACCGGAACATCAGCGGTGTGGTCCTCGTCAAGAGTCGTAATGGTTCCACCGACCTGAGTCTGCAGCGCACCAGTAACAAGATATCCGTTCTTGCAAGTAAAGGATGCAGTCTTATTCTTGTCCAGACCATACAGTCTACGTCCACCCTTACCTTCTGCCCAGACGGTGTCCATTGCGGACTCCAGAGATCCAGAGGTAGGTTCATCCATAAGCCACAGCAGCTTGCCGGTCTTAGGATCAAGGGCGGTAGCATCTTCGACACGCTCTACAACGAGCTTACCAAGTCTATCTGCCATAATAATTCCTCCTAAATAAAATGACCAGTGCATAAGCACTGGTCTCAAATATCGTCTCGAATCATGTTGAGTTCTTCAGCAAGATTCATTTTCTTTGTATCTATTAGCCCGACATACACGCCGGTCATCAGGTGGTCAACCTGTTGATACTTCATTCTCTGTTTTAAACAGTCATACACAAAATATATATTCAAATTTAGCGTTTCTTCGCGGTTATACTTGAACCCGGGATCATTAACAAGCGCGGAAATTATAGGAAGCAACACAGACTTTTCCTTATGATGCTTGCGCCGTGCGCGCTTGCGCTCATAATCCATATGTATCTGTCTGGACGCTTCATTTTCCCACTTTGCCTGATTAGGCGTCACATTATGCATCTCGCGTATAATTGTGACGATATGCATATACAGCGCCTTATCAATGCGAACGCCATCCGAATTCATATATACAATATTATTGTTATGCTCTACATCCTCGTAGCGCTCAAACCGCGTAAAATCAAGATCACCGAATAATAGCTCGGTCACGCTTGAATCAACATGAAACATTCGCATGAGTCCGAAGAAGAAATCGAACGGATCTACATCTTCATAACGCACGCCAGCATCATCAAGCTGAACGTCATAGTCAGCCGGAGTCGCCGTCACTATTGAAATCATTTTGTAATATCCGCCTTCACCATCTTGAAATTCTTCGTTATCGGAATGAAAATCAAGTATCTGTCCGACGGTCGGCTGCGAAATGGTAATTTTATCATTGACGTGTATGTTGTTGCCAAAAAACAATTCCTGTTTAATTCCCATTCGCACCGCCTCCGCTAATTAGAGTACGGATTTTTTCTGCGAGAATCTGTCAGTTCGCGGCTATACTCAGCATTAAATGTTATAGTTCTGGTGAGATAGTCGTTATCCGTTATACCCTCAACATCGCTAATGGGATCAAGCCTGGACGGAAAGTCTTTTTCTGCCCAGGAAAACATCTGCCTAATAACACACGCAAGCGCATCATGGCGCTCTACGCCGAGGTCTGTCTTTGCGTTATCCTTGTGTACGAGCACAGTAAACTGGATATTAACAACGCGCATTAAATAATTCTCCTTGCGCATATCCTCGTAATAGCTGTCATCCGCAAAGTCCACCTTAAAACAGATGTAATTTCTTTTATCAGAAATTGTCGCTGGAATTAACAGGAACGGGAATATATTCGTATAAAGATAATTCGAATAATCATCCGTATCCTTTAAGTCAGGATTATCGATCAGCGTGCGAATATCCTGATTCTGTATAAGCTTTTGCTTAATCGTGCGCTTTGTTTTACTGATGTCGTCGGCCCACAGCCTGTTGAGCAAAAGCGTGTCTCCTTCTGGGGTATAGACGGTTTTTCGATATTCATGAGCTTCCATACATATACCTCCTTACAGGCTTGTGATCTTTAGCGTGGCATCAGAAGAGCGCGTGCCGTCAATATCGTGTCCGTGCAATATCAATGTCTTGCCAAGCAGATTGATGTCGTTAATTTGAATTTTAATCTTGAACACGTTATCGCCGACTTTAGATATGATGTCGTCAAAAGCTGGCGGGTGCGTAACCTTCACACCTGCGCCGTCAGTTACATCAAACGACCAGTAGTCAGAAGCGGAAGAGGATGTGGCAACCTTATCAATGGCATTGCCACTCTTGTCATAGAATCTGAGAGCGAACGTCATGCCGGTGCCGGCAACACGTATCTCAGGGCTTCCCTTAAATTCAATCCTGCTGTATATATCATCGTCATCATCATGGCTGTTCTCGGTGAGATAGTCTGAATAGTTGGCGTACATATAGTTGGTAGCGGGATCGAACTGGTCCTTCACAGGATCAAATTTGTCCTGTGCTAATGTTAGCTTTACGATACCCGGTGGGAAAATATTTTCGACCTTTGTAGTATGCCAAGCCAGATATGACTCATATTTCGTATCACGGTCAAACGTGCGAGAATCAATGATAAAGCGTTGATTATAGAATAAGTTTGACGTGATAGAATTCTGAGGAAACCATACCTGAGATTGGTTCTGTACCACGGTCGTGATATTGTCTGTCCATTCGCCCGAGTTGTAACTGTTTCTCAGACGTGCGACAGCGCACATATCGTAAAGTTTATTTTTATAGACCCAGTGGAAGAAGTAGTTGCAGGGCAGAATAGAATACTTAATAAACTGGTTGCCATGCTGTTCGGCGACGATCAACCACCTATTAAATACTCCCTCATCATCCGGCACATCGACATATAAGCCGACAGGAAACCTTGCCGACCATACCGTATGATAATTATTCTCATAATAATCTGTCGGATCGCCCTGCCCGGGGCGGAACATCAAATGATATTCGACCTGATCTCTTGAAAGGGTCTCGTATTGTGTAATAATAAATTTAGCGTCAACGGGAATCTTCAGAGGATCTTCTTCCGGATGCCTATCATAATTTGTTGTAGGTTCATTATCGTGGAAGTAGTCATACAAATAGACCACGCGCGACTGAATGTCGTCCCACCATGTCTGATTCATAATGTCATCAGACTGGGTCTTGCGGATCTGCCCATGTGTCTTTCCCTGATTCTCCATACGTGTCAGAAATGATTCATACATTAGACCCACCTCCGATCTTGTCAACCAGAGAGTGTGCGTCAAGTACAAGTTTTCTGTAAGTATGATAGTCAAAATCCGTTTTCAGATTCTCGTCCTTAATAGCCTGTAGGACGCTTAGCAGTGTGACAAGTTCAGATGGGCGGCCGAAGAGTTCATTAAGCCCACCGATACGCAGCATTAGACCGCCGATATATTTATCGACATCAACGTATTGATACTTGTCGCACGTCTCGGGATCTCTATAAAGAAGCAGCCAGAAAAGGGCGCTGTGAAGTGATTTTTTCTGTTTGGCGATTTGTTCATCAGTAACGTCCATATACGATGTGTAGATCATGTCGTAGCATTCTCCTCAATATATGAGTTATGATGATATCCGTAGTCACGCCTCATCTTGCGAATTTCAAGCTTATCAGCATTAAGCATGTCTCTGATTGCTGTAAGATGGGTAGCCTGGGAATAAAACCGTTCTTCTTTTCCGCCAAACATCTGGGAAATATTCATACGTGCCTGTACCAAAGGTTCAAGCCACTCTATACGCATCCCGAGCGCGTACATTTCAATTTCCCAGTCTGATAAATCTTCTTCAATTACCTGATTGTCGTCGTCAAACGTAATAGTCTTGTCGTCGATGTTGTACTTGGCCACAGCGGAATGCAGATAGCCAATCATATCTTCTATGGCAAGCTCCGTATTAAATTCAAGACGATTTGCCAACTCCGCATCACTAATCTTGCGAAGAAAGCACTTAAAAATCTTCTCATACGAAGTCATGGCGCCACCTCCGCGTTATCCCAGAAGTTCAACCATCTTCGTTCCGAGAAGCTCATCAACAGCCTTAACCTTGCCGATGCTATCAAACGTACCGTTCTGAATACCCTGAGCCATTTCAGACCTGACTGCGTTGATGAGTCCAGCAGGAGCAGACTTGATTACGCTCTTAAATTTATTGACAGATGTACGCTCGGATAACAGCTCTCGCACATCACCCGCATCATACAGGTTGTCGTAAATTTCTTTCAGCTCAGACCATCTCGGGTCTTCAACAATATTCTCATCCTCAATCACAAAGCGCGGCATATACACATAATTCGAGTGTGATAAGATGGCAGACATCAAATCCTGATACTCGATATACGCGACATCTCCCGTGTTTGACCATACATATGGGATATTTGTTCTCGATCCGATATAAATCATCTTTCCGGCAGTGATTGACTTGCACGGAATAAGGTCGTCTGGCTTATACTGCTTTTTAGCCGCGATCGGCTCTTCCACGATCGGAGCGGCGGCAGCAGGCTTCGTCCTAGTTGTTGTCTTTTTCGTTGGCATAATAATTCTCCATTTATTCTAGGAGCGCCCACATTGACTGCAGGCGCTCCAATAATCAGGCTTCGATAGTGCAGGTTCCGAACACGGTAGAAACAACACAAGCAACACCCATCTTGCGAGACATCTCGTAGTCGAAGGAGTGATCCTTGTTGTGTGCGCGATCGGTATTCTCATAAATCTCGGTTGCGCCCTCATCAACAAACTTGACGAACTTGCCAATGTTTCCAGGAACAACAAGCAGCTTCGCGTCATCGTAGTTGTACTTGGACAGGGTAGCATCAGTGAAGCCCTGAGGAATCTCAGCAACAGCATACTGATCGAAGTGACCAATACGACCAAGGTTGTAAATGTCTTCCTTCTCGCTTGCAGCAAAGATATCAGTGTTCTTCATGTTCTGAAGCTGACCAAGACCTACGCCAGTACCAAGAACGACTGCCTTGGAACCAGATGCGATAGATACGTCATTAAGCAGCTTGACGAACTGAGCACGGTTCGTAGGAGTAGCCTGCATCGTGATGTTGAATCTCGTCGGGCTGGGGATATCCTGAGACGCGCTTGCAATAGAAGCGTAAATCATCGCGCCAATCTTGTCGTAGAACGCCTTGGACACTCTGTTAATAAGGTCAGACCAATCCTCAGCGCCCATAAGGAATCTCTCAGCTTCAACATACACCTTAACGTCATAAGATCTGGTAGCAACCGTGATTGTCCTACCAGAGCCAATACGCTGTCTGATAATGTCATGGTTAGAAGCGGCAACCTCACTCACAACAAGGTTGGTCGAATCCGGAATATAGAACTCGTTGGAATCACCAAGGTTCAGGTTACGATACTCAACGTAAGCGTTAAACCACGGATTATCCTTAATACCATAAATAAGAGTCTGATCAACAGTCTCGGAAATAATTTCAAAGATTGCTTCACGGGTAGCGGTTCTGTTCAGCGCTCTGCGTACATCACCAATACTCGGATTTTCCTCAAGGCCAGCAACAGCAAGGATTCTCTTACGAATCTCGTTACTTGCTTCTTTCTGAGAGAACTTGACAACGTTACCCTTGATCGTATCTACACAAAGGTTGGAGAAGCTGACATAGCTCTGCTCGTCAAAAACTTTCTGAATTGCATCAGCAGACTGACTGAATGTATATCTAAACATATGTTTTTCCTCCTTCCTTTGTTAAATCTTTTCAACAACCACACGGAATCTTCCGTTAGGCGCAACATCATAAATCTTCGCAACAGGGCCTGCAGTCGGAGCTGCGGCAGCAATGGCAGCCTTGTATCCCTTAGTAAAGTCAAGGTACTTGCCAACAGCCGGTTCAGCACCATCAGCGAATGCTTCCTTAGACAGCGCAAACTTATCACGAGCAAAAAGCTGATAAGCGCGAACTACATCGCCCTTCGCGTTGAAGAAGTTCTCCACGGCACGAGCCATCTTAGAGAAGTCCTCGTAAATATCCTCAACAGAAGCAACCAGATAAATACCCTCTGCCGGCACCGGCTTCTTCATTGTCCAGACATCGCCAGCCTCAAACGCGTCAAGAGACACGAAAGAACCATTGTCGATATCTTCAGCCGCACGCACGTTTTCAATATGACCGGCAGTCGTAGCCAGCATATCGCTAACTTCAGCAACGCCGTGCTTCTCAGGCTTATCCCAGTATTTAGTAAATCCTGTAGCCATATACTTTCCCTCCTAAATTATTCGTTAAAAAGTCCCGGATAAGGGTTGTCCTTATCGGCAGATGCGTTATCTGCAAAATTGAACTTTTTTGTATTATCAGGCGTTTTATCGGCGTTGCCGTTAATAGCAAACGATCCAACAGCCTTGATATGCTTAGCAAAAATCAAATCAGCGTTTACCCTGAGTTCATCAACGCTAAAATCACTCTTATGTTCCTTCAGCGTTGCAAAATCAGCATCATCAGCAAGACACTCATAAGAAGTGTCGTTCAGAACTTCATCGCGCTGTGCATCCTCTGCAGCCTTGTCAGCCTGCGTCTTAAAGTCAACCAGAGACTGATAGTTGGCGCGCATCGTATCAAGAGACGCTTTTTCCTCTGCAGTCAGAAACTCTGCAAAAACTTCATACGGATCACCAACAAGCGTTACCGCCGTATCATTTTTTGTATAGTTCTGTGCATAATAATGGTCTTCAGCATCTGAGAGGTTTCGATAGATAAACCGATCGTCATATACTGCAACAAGCATGTAATCGGTACGATAGTGATTCGCTCTGTCAATCTCTTCCAGCGCACGATAAATCTGCCCTTCAATCTGACCGTAATTCAGCTCAAATGTTACAGACACAATTTCGTCGTCATGCTTTCCAAACTCATCTTCAAACTTCGCTTCAAGCTCTTCATCGGACATCGACGCATAATCAAACGTAATGTCTTCAGCAGTCTTGTTATACTTTTTCAGCAGTTCGTCAAATTTCATGCTAAAGTCACTGCCTCCTTTCGTAGATTCTTTTTCACGATCAAAAGAGGCATCCATTGTGAGCTTTGCACCCTGCATGCCTTCCTCGATAGCTACACCATTTTCGTCGCTGCCAAGCAGCGTCACGCCATTAAAGTAAAAATCAGTAAACTCAAGATATTTATCCTTGGCGTTATACACCATAGCGTTGATAACCAGTTCGCAGCTGACCTTACACTCGCCACCCTTGCTCATCAAAATATCAATGGTCGGAGTGTAGTCCACCGGAATAGCAACCTTCGCTATGACATATGTCTTGTCATTATCCTTGTCATATTCAAGACTCGGATCATCATCGGTGAAAGAGCCAACCTGCTGCTCGTAATACACAACATGTTGCTTTCCATCATCGTCCTCAACAATTTCGCGGTTATGAGTTCCGAAGTCCAATGTGCCATCATTAAGCTCATGGATATACGCCAGAAGTGGTCTATCCTTGAGCGTAGGCATTGCCTTTTTCATATTGTCTTCGGAAATGTAAGAACCGTTTCTGTTGAGAAGAGTGTGGCAGACCTTCACCAGAGCATAGACAATACCGTTATTGTCCTCTTTCTCTGTATCATCGAAGACTGCCGTTGTATTGATCTGACAAGCTATCGGCTTGCCATATTCCTTTGCACTGAACGTAGTAAGCCCCTGCTGTGCGCAGAAGTCACGCAGTTCATTCAGCGTGAGAATCTTGTCAGCCATAATACATACTTCTCCTAAACACAAATTTGATTTGTATAAACAACGCCGCTGTCGTCAAAGCACGCTTCATGCTCAGGCTGATTTACAAACACAAAGAGCTTCCCCTCGCGGGGAAGCTCTGGAAATCCTGCGGCACGAAGCTGTTTTGCAATGTCAGCGTCGCTAGTCTTAATAAAATTGTTTGTCATTACGCATTCTCCCGCGACTTTTCACCATCGTCGCTGAGTTCACTTGCGTCTTTCGTCGGAGCTCCACCCGTGGTAGAACCAGACCGCGTATAAGACGATTGAAGCGGTATCCACGTCTCGTGCAGTTTAAACATGTCATTTTCGACATATTCAAGAGACAGCGTTTCAAGCGGCGTGAACCCGTCAAGAGCCGCAACTGCAAGCTTTGTAGGGACACCGTACTGTGCAGAATTGATGAGTTCCTTTTTCTTCTCTGCACGCGTATACGGCGACACATCAAAATATTTGACGTGGCACGCATCCTTTCCAAGGTGCTGCGTAAGATATATGTTGCACCATGCCTGTATTTGCGGGAGGACGGCCTTCAGCGCGCTCTGCGTATCCATCTGAATCTGCGCAAGCGTAATTGTTGTACCCGACTTCTCGTTGTTCAAAATCTGAGATCCACCGGAATTCTTAAACAGGTTATTCGTCGAGTTAGATATACTATCAACGTCATTTGTAGACGTAGGCGTAAACTCAATAGGCTCGATAGGAAGCGGAGAGATGATGGATGCCACCTCTGGCGGAAGTGATTCGCGCAACTTATCGTAATACTTAATCGCTGTATCAAGATCAACTTCAAAATCGTCCGGAATATTAGTACCGGTGAGCGGCTTTAGCCTCGCAACAAGCAGCTTATAGACAGAAAGCTGGTCCTTGACATTCTGAATACTCTGCAAGTCGACATTATCAATGATCTGCTCAAACAGCGGAGCAAACGGCGGATAGCAGAGTGTAGGGTCGTCAACGTTAATTTTCAGACAAATTTCTCTGCTATAATCAAGTTCCTGCCACTTCGGCGCCTTACCAGCGCTATACAGCTCAAATTTCTGCTTAAACTCGTCAGCCCAGTACTCAAGATCGTCAGTGTGAGAATTGAAGTAACTGAAGTCGAACGCATATCGCAATGCGCCGCCATCGATGCAACTTACCTTGCAATACTTCCCGTTCAAGACATGTATGAACATTGTCTCGCCGTCATCGTAGATATATCCAAACGCGGCATCTTCGCGCCATGCCGTAATCAGCATCGGCAAAATGCACTGGTCAAGAGCCATCTGCTGAATCTTCTTGGCAGTATTAATATAGCTCTTGCGCACCTTCTTCATATTGACGGACTTTGAGAAGTCGATCGCCGGTACAATTGATATGGCGTTTGCGTCAAACATGGACGCCTGGTACCACACAAGCCGCCTGTACGGATAGCACATGCGGTATAGAAACTGGCTAAGCTGTCTTATGTTATCTTCGTTAGCCTGTGGGTTCCGCATAAACGTCCGCAGTTTGCTCTTGCTAAATGTGCTAAAGCTCCTCGACTGATTCTTGTCAAGATTTATCAGGCGAAGCTGATCCGCAATCTCCTGAAAATAGTTTCGCACTTCCTGCGAATAAATTGTCTTCCTAATCTCCTCTGCACTATGCGGACCAGATGGTGTGGAGATTTGTTGTGTAGTCTTAGTGTTATTTGCCATCCCACACACCCCCAATTAATCGATCATCTTAAAACGATGCGCCACATTGATCGGAAGATTGGCGATATCGTTATTTGTATATTTGTGAACACGTTTATTAGTAATTGGCGCACGACGAAGCTGCGTCAGATAGTGACAGCACAGTAGAAGAGTATAGTTTCGGTCATCATGCATCTTCCCTGCCTTATCGGGTGCAAGATCGAACCTATCCTGGCCGGACGAGGTTGTGAAGCGGTACATGTTGACAACCTCGTTCTTCATCATATCAATCTGTGTCAGCGCAACTTCCTCATCTGGTGAGAGGGTATACGGCACAGTGTCGATACGGTATCCATCTTTCTTTAGCTGTTTCTCTTCTTTCTCCTGTGGATATGAAAAGATCTGTGTTGCGTTATTATCTTTGTCTACCTGATAAATCAGATTGATGTACCCGCGCTGCGTATATTCCTCTGGAAACTCGACAACGCCGAGATCAATAAGCTGTTTCATTTCCTCAAACATCACAGAGCGATACTTTGTAGGAGAAATGAGGTGAAGCCTATCCTTAACAGCAAGCGGGAACTTCTTATCATCGCCCTCGTTAAACTCAGGATCAATCAGACCATGATGCTTAACGCCGTTATATTCCCATTCACCTGACATGTAGTCAGTAAGTGGGATACCAGCACCGCCAGATCCAGCATCGACCATGATTGCCATAATATTTTCGTAATCCGCAGCCTCTGGTCCGTTATAGTCCAGGATAATCTTCTTAACTTCTTCTACCTGATTAGGCGCATTTAACATGCGACCAGACTTCGACAGCCTGTCTATTAGCACATAGACATTTTCAATGCGCATTTTCCATCCAACATGCTGGTCTTTCCACAGCTTCGCAACACACACCGTTGAGTTATCTGTCTGCCGCGCAGGGTCCCATGCAATGACATACTTGGACCTGTCGGTGTTTGTCATATGCGGCACATACGGATAGCTGTTGCGTATAATTGAAGCACGCTTGATAAGCTGTCCGTTTCCACCTTCAGTCTGAAATATATTTCGATACTCGCGGAGCGCCGCATCTTTATCCTTCCGCATAGCCGAATCAATCGTCTCCTGATTAAGCAGAGGCTCGCTCAGAAGAACACCATGCCGCGTTGCGCTAATAACAGCATCGCAATCAATGTCTGCGCAGAAGTATCTGTCATCCCCGGCATCCATGCGGATAGAACACTCACGATATTTTTTATAAAAGAACTGGTCAGTTCTTCCCGCCGATGACGCGAATATTGCCTGATTTGGGAACGGCTTGGGTTCCATCAGCGCATCATCGTCGCTATAATCAACGCCGAGCGCGAACTTTGAGTTCTGCGCAAGGAACGGCATTGTGACATTAAATAATTCATCAGGCGCAAATCCACACTCATCATAAAAATTCAAATTAGAACGTTTACTTCTAAGATTTGATATTGCACCGTTCAGCGTATGCACGCCAGAACCGTTATAGAGTCTGAATGAGTGACTTGACGGATCATGTACGAAACCATCAGAACCGTGCGCCTTTACAAGTTCATTGCCGAAAACATCGGTCAATGACTTGAATGACGGTATCTGATTTTTCGTCAGCTTTTCAATTTTCTGAAAAAGTTCAATAGACTGAGAACCGACGCCAGTACAGATGTATGTCTGATGGTTCGGTATCAGAATTGAACGCAGCATAATGTAAATAGCACCAAGAATTGACTTACCGGCATTTCGGGAGCAGCACCACACGGCCTGTTCTGCGCACCATGTACGCTCAATGATATATATCTGAAAATCCATAAGTTCGATTCCGAAAAATTCTTCCGCGAACTTTACTGGGTTTTCACGCCCCCACTGGATAATGTCGGCAATCTCTTTTTGTTCTTCGTACTGCTTTGTTGTGAGAGGGTAGAGGTCTGGCTTTACAAAAATGTTGTATTGTCTGTTGTCCAGTAGAGGTGATGTCATGAGCTATCACCTCCGACAAGATTACCGGACGCATCCATCAGTCCCCGCTCTTTCATGTAATCTTTCAGATCTGTATTTTCGCGAAGAAGGATGCGTGCTCGCTCTTGTGCAGAGTCCCGCTCCTTTCGCATGCTTTCTACAAGCTGAACTTTTATATCGCGAATTTCCGACAGTACATTGTCGTCAACGCCAATCTGTTTGTGCCTTGCGGCTTCGCTGATTTCCGCTACCTGCTGCATTCCCTTACAGGTTCCAACATCGAACAGATTTACCTTGGCCTCGCGAAGCCCCTCCTCTGTCAACTTCTTCATCTTGCCAGACAGAGTCTGCTGACCTGCTGACTTATTGTTGTTATAGTTGATTGAGATTCCGTTATCGCGTGCAAGGTTAGTCGCGATGTCCATATTCTTCTTGCAGGTATCGATCATCTTGTTAATAAGCGTCTGGTTATCGAGCGAGTGTTTCGGGTCATTGAGCAGTGCGTCAACCTGATCGTTCAGCTTTTCGGCCTGATTCAGACGCTTGACAATCTGAATGATGGCGGCAAGTTTCATGCCGTCATTCTTCGACTCATCATCCAAGAAATTAACTACCTGCGAATAAAGACGCGGCTTATCCGTAGCAATGGGATAGTTCTCAAACGGATCATATCCAACAAAACGAATGGTATCCCTGCGGTTGATTTCGTATCTGTCTCGCGCCTCCTGAGACATGTCGACATCTTCGATGTTCATTGGAGTCTGGTCGTAGTCACCATCATCGTCATCGGTATACAGACCATCAGGCGACGCAAAATGCATTATGTCAGAATCCTTAAACCGCAACCCGCGATACTTATCGATACAATTAATAACGTTTATATAGCGAGACCACATGTCGCGACTGTCTGTTGCATCCTTCGACATACAACTGTCATATACGTTCGACAAAAATGGCCGATCAATGTATTCAAGCGCGTCAAGTATGGAATCTCTTGTAGGATCACTTGAGTTTCCAAATGCATCAATACTTCTAACTACCTTTGACACGCAGTCTCTGCATATTGGAGTGATTTTAGTATGGCTGCGAGGATCAGCCGATACATAAAAATCATCCTTCTTCTTAATCTTCCCGCACATATGGCAGGTGAAATATTTTCTCCCAACGCCAATCTGACTTAATATATCAATAACGTCATCGTCGCCCAACGTGCGAAGCGTATTAAGCACAGATTCCTTTTTCTCATTAGCTGAAATAGTTTTTTTGGCGGCGCTGGGACGTTGCATTGCTCTTCCCATGCGCATTTCTCCCATTTTTTAGAGTTTGATTGTATATTGCACGGTCTTTCCCTTACCTTCTTCGAACAGAAGAAGAGTGGCTCCCGGGTTTGATGTCGCGTTTAAACTCATGCTGTAAGAGTCGACTCCAATGATTGACGGAACGCCAATGCTTTCGACATCCATTCCGACCTCTTCAAGCTTGGAGTGATGAAAATGGCCAGTAACCAGATAATTCAGATGTACTCTATATGTGTTTGCAAAATCTTTAACGGAATTGTTCGCGCGCACCTCGTCGCCGTGAATGCACAGAATTGTATAACCGTAGATTTTGTGGAAAATGTAGCCAGTCTTGTTTTCTATAAGCTCAAAATTTGGATTGTCCTTCAGCCGTTCCTTGATGAACGCACGCACGACAATCCCCATATTTTCGTTTTTGAAAGTTGATTTTGGTTGGCCAAGCATCCGCAACTCGGTGTGGTTTCCATCAACCATTCCAAAATGCACGCGAACAACTTTTGTCAGTTCATTAAGCCATGTAGAAATAAAGTCTGCATACCGCACCGTGCTCTCCACAACGCCGTATTGCAGCTTTACCAATTGCGAAACTCGTAATATGCCGTCCGCAAAATCACCAAGATCACTAACGTACAAATCACTAAGTCCATTTTCTTCTACAATCCTGACCGTCTCATTGAGCAGTTTAAACATTCGCTGTCTGAACACATCTTCGTTGTATTCGTTTAACACTTCGCCATTAAGGCCGTATATTGTAAACTCAGTTCCAAAGTGTGCATCGCCCATACAGAGCATCCCAACCCTGCTGCCATACGGCGTCTCAATGTACTGCGGCATTTCAAGCGGCTCGAGGCTATGTATCGCATCAACAATCTTTTCGGTAATCAGATCATCACGCGCATGCTCTCGAATCCACTTGTTGGTCTCAATATTTATTGTCTGGGCCTGCCGCTTCGCAACCTCGGCCCGCATCTCGCTATCACCGGGCGTTCCACGTCCAAACACCTGTGAGGCATAGCGCCTTGCAATTGCATACTCCTTGCGGCATACGTCAGGCGACTTATCTGCGCCACACTGGTCATTAATAATCTGGGCGATATCGTCCCACGTCATATCAATCAGGCCGGACGACTTATATCCGCCAAGCCTGTATAAATATTGCTCGAGACATTCGCCGTCCTGTCTGTCGATATTCATACTTTTTAATCGCCCCCAAGCGCCCGCATTGTCTTGCTAAACTTTGCCCTCGTCCTAAAGTGTGCCGGAGCCATCCACATCTCGTGAGAGTGAGGATCCATCTTCTTCTTGGGCGGCGTGTAATAATTCTCAATCCTGATATTGTGTGTGATGCTGACTTCCGCGCTTGTTTCCGGTGTTGCATCTGACAGCATATCAATCAGCACATCGTCGATACAGTCAACTACATTAGCAACATCATCCCGATTATATCCGGCCCGCTTTGCCAGTGCACTAATGAACACCGACTTCGGAATATGCTTTTTATTGTCCATAATTTTTTCTCCCTTTATTCGCTACAAGACACAACAATTGTGTCTCTCTCCATATAGCAAATCTGCTCATATGCCAGAAAACCGCGTATTTGCGCGGTTTTCGATGGATGTTTGTCAAGACCGGGTGCATTTTTGACCCCTTTTAGCACATGACTTATGTTTGATGCAACATAAAATGTCATCGACAGGCTTCGTAAAATCAAAGTCGCCCTCGCACTTTTCGCCGGTATCTGACATGTAGTGCCGAAATGTTATCCCGAAATACTCGGAGTCATAGTCGTCCGCGCTTTCCTCAACACACATCACGCCGTCATGTGACTGGTCGAACACCTGATAGAAACCTGTGCCCGGCAGAGAGAGGAGCATGTAGAACCCGATTTTCCCAATATCGCTCCAGTCTGGGTTCTCGCAGAGCTGCATGATCAGGTAGTACGAAGTAGAGTAGTTGAAGTTCATCTGCGACAGCTCGTATGTGGCGTCATAGGTGACACGGTCGAGTAGAAGACGCTTCGCATCCTTATCGTCTATCTGCTGCTGGAAGATCGCAGACCTGTCTGACTTGAGCTTCCGCAAAATTTCAACCACATTTTTTACCTGACGCTTATTAACAGAATCTTTGCTGTACTTGCTCTTGTCTAGCACGTAGGAGATAGGCTCTGATGACAGCTTCGACATCTTCCGCGACCTTACGTTGAAGCTCGCAATGATCTCCTGAATATAGTCCATAGTGCAATCAAGATAGCGATATTCGCGCAAATCCTTGATAAAAAAGCCCTTTTGCGTGTCAATATGCTTGAAAAAATACGGTTTCCAGTCTTTATCGTCATCATTTCTAAAATTGTACTTTTCTCTTATCGCCTTTAATTCTGCTCCGTTGTCAACGGTAAAAGCCTTCTTGGCAGAATCTATTTCGACTCCGCTCTGCGCATTCAACGTACAGGAATCCTTGTATATTTCAATGTTGTCCTCAAATGACTGGCCGTTATTCATGTTGTGCATCAGAATGCTATTAAGTCTTGCGGCGAGATTGACAATTTCGCCAATGTGATTTTTCGCAGTGCGATAGTCAGACTCTGCCATCTGCTGCAAAGAGTAGCTTCGCTTAATCTTGCTGCTGCTTACGAGGCTGGTAGAGATGGAAAACTTGTCATAGTTCTTCTGTGCGGCCTTTACAAGGATGTCATCATCCATCAGCAGGACAACGTCAGAGTCAAAATCAGCCCCGGACAAGCGGTCAAGCGTCGATTCGCCGATGCTGTTAATGCAAACGATGGCCGGGGTGAGGTTGAAGTACCTGTCATACTCATCCTGCTTCACATTGTTGGTCAGCCAGACGCAGCTCGGAGTCACATGAGGAGAGCGTGTGCCAATCAATGTCTTGCCATACTCGAATCTGGTGCAGTGGGAATTCCCACTTCCAAGCTCTGATGTTCCGTCAAACTTCCCAATACTAGCCTTTAGCATCTCAAGTCCATTGCCAAACAGCGTAGCGTACAGTCCATTCACCACAATTCGCGCGACCTTGGCCTCGTTATACTGGTGTCTTACCAGGTCGTTGACGAAGTCGGCATAAACCTTGGTCTTTGTAAAGCGGTCATTCAGCATCATGAGGTTATATACGACCTCGTTTTTATCAGCCGCCCCTATCATAGACCCATCCTTGTAGCGGGAAAACTTCAGGTGCTCGCGAAGAACCGCCGGATCATCCCTGAGTGCGACGATATATTTAAGCGTCGGCTCAATGAACTCCTTGGTTTCATCAAATGTCATCTGCAGCGTCTGCATGAGCTGATAATGACATGCGGACTTCTTGCCGTTCATGTACTTCGGGAACTTCTCGTACTTTACCACGCCCCATGTCGAGTCGATATTCTCAACCCACTGCTTGAACGTGCCGAACTTGCAATACTTGATAGAGGATGGGGTAGTGATCATCTTGATGTCGTGAATATCCGTGGCAAATGTCTGCCCGTTAAGCTGAGATATGTCTGTGATCCCGTTATCCTCAAAAAATTTCTGGATATTTGTCTGAAAGCACGCCGACTTGAAGAAGCGGTTTCTGAGAAGCAGCATACAGTGATCGCTATATTCGCCGTATACGCTGGAATCAAGCAGTGACTGTCCGTCCCAGATTGAATTGTCACGCTCAATCTGCTTCTTATTGGTGACATAATGATGGTCTGGCGTTTCCTCTGTCGCCATAACGTCGCACTTAAAGACTGAATGATAGTCGTCAATCATCAGGATACTTTTAGGATCAAGTTGGATTGTGCCGATGATCGAGCTTGATGTCAGCGCGATATATGCGTCGTAGCTGCAGAGATCGAGCGGCATGCCCTCGCGTATATCAAGACCGCACTTAGCCCACTCATTCATGCGCGAATAAAGCTGCTGGTTGATGAAGTTACAGACCCCGCGCCTCGCAGAGCCGGATGAGCGCTTGAATCTGACGAAGTGTACGCCGTCTACGTTGAAGCCGTTCACGTACAGCCACTCACGAAGCTCTTTCGTCGTGACGAGCGTCGGCATTGACGACGTTTCCTCGTAGTGGCCAAGAGCATCGCCTTCGTGCCTGATATAAATAAAGCCCTTAGGCAGCTGCTCAACGGGATGCATAACATCCTGATTCGCTGTGACCGCGACGATATTTCCCGCCTTGTCCCGCCCAATACAGTCTGTGATTTCAATATCGTTCGGGTAATAGCCGAACTTGACGTATGTATCAAGATTGATGCGGTTAAATGATTTGACAGAATATTTGTATGTGGTGTTGATTACCTGAGTGGTGTAGTTGTTATAGCCATCAGTAAAGCTGAACGGGAACTTGATTGCCTCATAGTGGTTTACCGTTCCGTAAACCTCCTGCATCTTGATAACGTCGAGCGAGTAGTCAAGTGAGTTGGTAAACCGCTTATAGTTCCACGTGCCGTCAGGCCGCTGAAGACGATAGCCGCGCTTGCTCTCGTCGATATAGTGCTCTGAAATATAAAGGTCCTTTGCATCAATGGAGCATATTCTAAGTGCCCCAGTCACTTTCTTCTTTCTGCCCATGCATGCTGCTCCCCAATACAGAAAAAGTGCGGCGCTGTCACCAACGCCACACATTTGCAATTTTCTCAATCTCTCTAACTGTATCCCCGATGGTCCCGTTTCCATCTACAACATGCACGCCTTCGATATTCGGAGCATCTAGGAAAGCATCTATGTCGTGATGAAGGCGCTCACGCGCCGCGGCATCGCTGTCTCCGCGGCGCCTCATCCGCCAGTAGCGAACATTGCTTGTCGTGCTGATGTAGATCGGAATGATTTCTTTTGCTCCGCGATATCGAGTAAGCAGTTCGCGGTATCCACTCGGGTCTATGATATAGACACCGCATTCATCGATCTGGGCTGCTGTCGCGCAGTAGCGGTGACCGTCGAATGTTGTCTCGGCAACCTTCTGATCGTCCGGTATCCTGTCATACTCATCGGCGCTCAAGAAGATATGTCCGCTTTCATCCGGGCTGCGTTTTGGCCTGTCGGTACAAGACTGCACAGCCTTGATGCCGTCTCGCCGCTCAAGCACCGCAGCCACAGTTGACTTTCCGCATCCGCTTTCCCCTATGAGCGCGATCAGCTTACCTGCGCTCAAAGGAGCAGCTCGAATAAATCATCGAGCAAGTCGCCATTGGTAACCACGCCATACTTCTCCGTGAGTGCCACAAGCTTTTCGTTTGCCTTGTCGTAAGCGTCGCTTGCGAACCTCAGCGCATCTTCAACTTCTTTAATATCCTTGCGCTTCTCCTCGTCTTCATCGTGTTTTGCAGATGCCGTCTTTTCAGCAGCGTTCAGCTCATCGACTGTCTTATACATCTTTTTTGTGACTTCAGAGTAATACTTCATTTGCATCGTCCTCCGTTAATTTGTAACCTCTTGTTACAATGTGGATTATACTATAAAGTTGGATGTTTGTCAAGAAGATACTTATTGCTAACGGCTTTCATCGAGAGATATCCGCCGACAATGCTGCTCATCACAGGCTCGATAGGGCGAATAACGATGCCCTCCTTGCGATGTCCCTTGCTGTACTCGCCGTCTGCCCTTGCTAATACCGCTTCAACGCTTGGGTATATCCGGTTGAATGACTCCCCCTGCTCTTCGACGGGAACCATCTGCTGACCGATTGCATCCGCTACAAGCTTCGTCCAGTTCAAGCCAACGCGCATCCCGTCGATTTCAACTGTGAAGATGTACCACTGAGGACGATCAAGACCAATACGGTTCCCCTGAATCCCGGGTCCGCAATATTCGCCAACTACCGCGATTGTTTCGTACCCCATCTCATTTCGAAGAGCAACAAGCTTCTTATCGAGGTCGTTTTCATGGATGAGCTTCCAGAACCCCCTGCCGTTATCCTTAAGCTCCATGCGGTGAGAGGAAGCATGGAAGATTCCATCCTGATCCACGCAGATGCCGTGGCTGCTGCCATCCATCTTTGTCGTGATGTAATACTTAAGCCCATCAAACTCATTAATCAGCGCTGCGCCACCATTCTGAACGCGGATCTCGTCTGAGTACGGGATGATTGCAGGTCTTGGCCCGACGAACTCGCCAGCCAGCTCTGCCGGAATCGGAGTCGTCCACTCACGCACACCGAGAGCATCCGTCACGTCGTCCCCGACGGCTCTGCCGCTAATAGCGGGGAATGAATAGAGCGGCATCAGAAGCCCCTGGGACAGGACGCCGCGCATCTTCATTGTTCTTAGCCGGTAACCGTCACCGAGGATGGGAGAGTGTACGAGGCATGACTTTGCGAGGAAGCCGAATCCGGGGCTAATAGGCAGAAAAGAGTCTATCTCAAAATATACCCCCAGGTCTCCCGGATGAAACTGGCCCTTCTGTACAACGCACTGCCAGCCCTCGATCCGCGCGAGTTCAATCTTGTCCGCTCCATCGATGGGTTCAATCGCCGCTACCTGCTGAATGCTTGCTAGTTTTCGCATACTGTTAGCTCCTTCCTGTTGTGAGAAACTCCCGTTCAGGCTTCGCCGCGCTGTCGCCGGAAAAATAATATCGGGCTAGTAGTGGGGAAATTGGCTTAACGAGAGTTTTGTCTTTGGAGGATGGCCTGACGCCCAATCACAGGAGCGGCAGAGCCATCCTCAATGTT